TCGTCTATTAGTGTTGCCATTATTAAACTCCGTGAGTATTCTCATTATGGAGGTGTATTATGCAGGGCTTCGGTTAGGAGTTGGCCTTGCGCTCTTGTTGTAGCTTCTGTGCTCTATTCCTTTCCCATTTTCTAGTAGCACCCATAAAATCACCAGAAATAGGGTCTAACTTGGAACGCACTGCGCTTACAATTCTGTTAGCTATCTTGTCACAGTCTAAACAAGGTATATGTGTACATTCGGAATCAACAAATCTTTCGTTAATGTGTCCGTCTTCACACTTAAACTCAACCATGATACGCATTATTCTTTTGCGTCTTCTAGTTGTTGTTGCTCTGCTGTGTCAATCTGAGCTTCTAAATTTAGTATGTTCGCTATGACTGAGAGTTGGCCTTTACGGAAGTGCAGGTCTTCTAAGTCTTTAGTTACTTCTACTGAGTTAATTATTACCGCGTTTGAGTTAAGGTCTTCTAACAACTGTTTCCAACCTTCTGAACGAAACATCTCTCTCATGTTACGGTAATATAGTTCTAGTTTAGGGTCAATCAAACTGTTTCTCCTATAAGGACAGTTAAGTTAATAGCAATATACCTTCTTAGTATAACATAAAAGCATAAAAAAGTCAAGCGTTATTTCTTCTTTTTACTTGACTTCTGTGCTTGTTTGTTGTATATAGCATCCCAGTTACTGGCAAACTTAGCAGAGTCCGTCTTACGCTGACTGCTTCCTTTGCCTCCATGTGTTTGACCTTTCATCGTTTCTTGCCCTTGTGTAGCCCATGTTTAGCATGTTGCTTGCCCTTAGCAGTGGCTTCCTTTTTCTTTTTGTTAGCAGCCGCTAGTTTCTTTTTACCTGCTGCTGTAGACTTTAGCTTACTAATGGTCTTAGAAGGTGCGTAGACCTCTCCAGTCTTGCCGCTAGGCTTGCCAGAGGGTGTACGCCACTTCTGCTTAGTCCACTTCTTTAGGCTCTTCTGTGATTCTTTTAGTGCCATTATTTATAGCCTCCGCCTTTTGCCTTGTACTCCTTGGCTAACATCTGAGCTTTCCTAGCAGACCATTGACCAGCGTTACCACCTTTAGTTCCTGCTTTAATCTTGTTAAACAAGTTCTTTCGCATAGTGGGCTTAGTATAGTTTCCTGCTTTGTTTACTGTAGACTTCTTGGCTGGCATATCACTTACCTTTTTTAACTGGCTTCTTCTTAGGTGCTGCCTTTTTCTTCTTAGGTGGACGACCTACTTTACTACCGTATGTACCTTTACCGTATGGCATAATCTTCTCCTATAACCCTATTAAGTTCCAACCATGATTGGCTATTGCATTGAGAATAATAACGAGACATGTAGCCATGTGAGTAAACCACCAAAAAGTCCTAATACCAGCAACAATATCAGCTTGCTTATCTGTCTCACCAACTTTCTCCCCTAGGCTTTTAGCCCAAATTCTCCACCATTTGTTAACTACCATTTAGTTTTATCAGCCCAAAAAGCTGCTGACATTTTACCTTTTGCTATGTTCTTACCATGTCGTGCTTTAAAACTTGCACGTTTAGCTTTCATACGAGCAGATTCACCCGCTTTGGGTTTTCCTGCTGTGCTTGCCCCCTGTTCTCCAAACCTAATTGTCTTGATTTTGTCACCTTCTTTTGCCACAACAACATGGCTTTTCTTTGGGTGATTGGGGGTACGTTTCGGCTTATTGTATCCACTGACTCCAGCTCTAGCTAGTCTTGGGTCTTTTTTTACTGGCATTCTTAGCTCCTGTATTATCAGCTATTTGTTTTTTTAGCTGTACAATCTCATTGTTTAGTTGCTCAAACTTTACGTTTATCTGAGCTACTACGTTTTCTAAATCCCTTGTGCTAACCATTACTGTAGTCCTTGTGGTGGTTGCTGAGGCATTGCCTGTGGAACAGCAGGTGCTTGCGGTTCAGGAGTTGCTTCTACGTTACCTTCCTTAACCGCTATTTCTCTCTCCTTCAACAACTGCTTAGAGATTTCAAGACGTTTCTGGAACTCTTTGTCGTCTGCATCGCCAGCTTTAAGATTAGAAGTAACCGCTTTAATTCGATCAATCTCAAGCTCCTGCGGAATAGCCTGTGCTTCCATTCCCAGCTTCTGCGCTCTAGCTTGTGACTCTTGTGCCTGTCCGTTAAGGGCAGCAGTTTGTGATGCTTGGAACTGCAACTGTGCTTGCTGTGCCGCCTGTGCTGCTTGCTGTGCTTCTGGATTAGGCTGGTTAGCTTGTTCCAAAGTAGCAATCAACTCTTCACGGTTAGACAGGTTCATGTTGTCAATGATAGACGTTACTAGCTTAGGATACATAGGCTGATCAGGTGACATGGTTTGTAACAACTGAACAAGCTGTGTAACTTCATACTCACGAGCAATGATGCCCAAAGAACTAGAAGTGTGGAACTTATAGTCAGCTACTGGGTACAGCTCAGGTTCAAACTGCATGTAGCGGTAAGCGGCTTTCTGTACGAAGGGAATCAGGAAAGAATCTTGGAAGTTAATTAAAGTACGCTTGTGGCGCTTAATGATAGCACCTAGTGACATAGAGACACCAGCGGCAGTAGACTCACCATTTATAGAACCTGCAATACCTGCGCTATCTATAGCACCTGTAGCTGTTTGTACCATAGTCTGTAGTGATTGCGCTTGTGCAAAGGTAATCTGGTTGACCTGACCAAAGTTAAAAGGCTGTAGAATCTCAGCAGGGTTGCCGTTAGTTAGTATGGTTTTTCCGGGCTGTATGCTTGGTTTAGCGCCTCTAGGCATACGAGAAGCGTCCATAGCCATCATTGGGTGGATGGTTAGGGCAAGAGCATCAATTCTAGCGCGTAGTTCTGCGTCTAACGCTTTTTGACTGTTATACCCTTTCTCACATACTCCTCTGCCCCAGAAGCGGCTAGGAACGACATCCCAAGGGAATGAGACAACAGGACGATCCTGCATCATGTACGGGTTCTTTTCAGCCTTGAGCAAAGTACCACCATTAGCAATAACAACCATTGCCTCAGTGTAGTAGCTTTCTTCTTCTTCTTCACTTTCAAACTCTACTATTTCTTCCTCTGCGTCCTTGTCTTTCATAGCTTCTTTAAGCAAGTGCGTAGGAACAAGGCCATAGTATTTAGTCAGTCTAATCTTGTCTTCTGAAAAGCTAGTAAGGTCTTGATCAGGCTCTAGGTCAAAATCGCTAGTTGCTTCTGTAAGCGGTACGTCACGATACACGCCCTTCTCTTGTAGTTGCTCAACCAAGTGGCTAGACACATACTCATCTACAGCACAACCTAGCGCAGAGTCAATGTCTGTAGCTACTGGATCAATTAGGAAGTTTTGTGGCATAACAGGACGTAGCTTAACGCAAGTACGATCCTTGATGGTAACACCTACTGCTTGTAACTCACCGCCCATAACAGGCTGAGAAGCAGGAGCCATTTCTTTTTCTTCTTCTATAACAACTTCTGCAATNCCTGTACCAAANACTGCTGCGTTGATTAGACACTCAGCTACGTTTTTACGCACTTTGTTCTTTGCAAAGTCTTCTTCCAAATAACTACGCAAGGCTTCAATGTCGGCAGGGTTCTGATCTCTGACATCATCTTTAATGTCAAACCACTTACCACGACCAAACGTAGCTTCCTCTAGTTCTGCAACTGAAGACTCCACAGCTTGCTGTAGCGCAGGAGAAATAATCTTAGATCGCTCTGACTGACGGGTCTGGTCTTGTGCTGACCAATGACCACGCCATAGGCGATAGTATTCTTCAAATTTTTCGGAGTAGTTGGCTTCGTAATGATCTCGCCAATCATCACACTTGTCCATTACCCAACCTTCAATGTCCTGCTCTAAGGTGAAGTTGTCTGCGCCTTCTAGTTCCATAGTTAGTATCCTGCGTATTTATCTAAGAATTCGTAGTCCTCTTCTTCATAGTCATAAGCATAAGAGACTTTGGCTAACTGGTCTATATATGCTAAGGAGTCTATCAAGTCATCATGGACTAATGGATTAGGGAACTGAAACAACTCGTCTAGGAACTGAGTATTCCACTTTCCCTTGTTTAATGTAATATTGCCGTGTTCAAAGCGTCCTTGCAACGCCCACACGATTCTATCTGTCTTCTTCTTGTTACCGTGGGTTAATTCTTCTATGCGGAAGAAGCGTTGATTGCTCTTCATCTGGTCGTTCAAGTAGGGGGCAACAGCGTTTTTTAACGCTCCTTTTTCAATTCCAACCGCAACTGGTTTATAGTCTCGTACCGCTTGGAAGATACGTCTGGCGGTCTCTTCAACGCCCCAGCGCCCATGTATGATATTACTAACCCACCAACCAGAAGGCCCAGCCTTAACCACAGCAATGCTTGTCTGATCAAGTCTTTTAGTTTTGGTAGTGACTTTCTGTACGTCTGCAAAGCCTGCCAAATCGACAGCAATGTAATAATCACCATCTGTTGGCTCCTCCTCGCTAAACTTAACATCATCTTCTTTAAAGAGTTCACTACCATGAGCCTCAAAACTTGCCATAAACTCCTGTCGGAATGAGAAGGCTGACATACTCTTCTCAGCAGCTTCAATTTCTTTAGGGTCTAGCAACGGGTTGTCAAAGCTAGTGTAGTGATAACCTTTAAACGTGTCGTCTTCAGATACACTAGCATATTGGTATAAGTCATAGAAGTGGTTACGTCCCATTGGCGTACCAATGAACATCGCATCACCCTTCTGATCCGCAAGAGCAGGACGTAGGATTTGCTCCCACACCTCTGGCTTCATGTCAGCGTATTCGTCCATAACCAAGAACTTCAAGCTAACACCACGCATAGTCTCAGGTCTATCAGCACCCTTCAGCGTCAACAGCGCACCATTGATGAACTTAATCTGTAGGTTGTTGACATGGCTTGACGCTATAACGCTATGGCCTAGCTCCAGCAGCATTTGCCACATAATGTCCCTAGCCTGTCCCTGTGTAGGGGCAACGTAGAACACCTGACCTTTCTTAGCTGACAAGCAGTTAAGTATTAGCGACCAAGCGGCTAACCTACTCTTACCTGTACGTCTACCTGCAGCAATCACTTTAAAGCGTGTAGGGTCGTTGTAGACCTCTTGCTGCCACGGCAGTAGCTCAACCTTTAAATCAGTCAAGCTAGTACGTCCACATTACAGGAGACTCGTTAGTGTCCAAACAGCGGATGTCAACATGCACAAAGCTAGAAGCAACTCCGATTCCTGAAAAGCCCATCGAGATAGCCTCTTGAACAATCCTAAACCGTTGTGTACCATCGTTAACTTTAATGTCTGCTGCAATGCCTTGGGCATGAGTTCCTGCTTTCTCCTTTTTTGCTTCGATTGGGTGGTCTTTACTTCTAAAGCCACTCGTGATAACGAAGGGGAACCCACAGCGCGCACGTAACAAATCTAACTTCAGCAACAACCTGTCGCTAATCTCGTTCTCACCAGTGTATTGGCAAGCAAACTCTTCCCTAGTAAAGTAATCTAAGTCTTGATTTATATTATACATCTGTGTATTCCCCTTCAATGGGTTCTTCATTACCGCTTATGACAGTGGTCTCGCCACCAACGCCAGTAATGGAGATGTTAATGGCACTCTTGCCGCCACTAGCCTTATCCTTTTCAAAATAACTGACAGGCAATAGCCTATCCATGCACAACTTCCATGCTGCCGCTTGATTCTTATGGTCATCGTCTAACGCTGCTGACAATATAGCATCTAATACCTTCCTACTCTTAGGAGATGCTAACATTCTAGCTTTGTATTCGTTAATTACCGCAGCATCACCCTTGGGACGACCTACTGCATTCCGTTTACCCTTGGTTTTTGACGATACCGTGTTCTTTTTAGGCCGCCCAACCCGCTTTGCGGGCTGACCACCATTAGATTCTTTACTACTCAAGGCCTACTCCTATGGTTATCTTAAGTATACTTAAGTATTCTTTAGTATTATACTTTAATTATTTCTTTAAAGATAATTCTTAAAGCCTTCTTAAGTACACTTAAGGCGCTTAGTTACCTTAGTGTCTTTATTATACTAGATATTATAGCATATTTCTAAGCTAATGTCAAGCAGTATTTACTATATATCCTAATGTTTCTTTAGGCCGCCAGCCTAGCCCAAAGTTCCCTACTTGTGTCATACTTTTTTATTCTAATGGTGTCCTTTCTTATACCCTGCGGCTACATAGGGGTCAGCTTGTGTTTACTTATGTATATCAAAGGCTTACAGGTATTCACAGGGGTTATACAGGTATCCTAATTTACTACTTTTTTGTATGTCAGAGGGAACTACAAGGTATA